TACGGCAAATCAGTTGCAAATTTTATGTGAAAGATGGGGGCATGATAAAAACGTAAAGCCTCAATACGTGAGAAAAGCAATGGCTGCGCACGGCGATGTTGATCCTTCTAAGTTGATAAAGCATGGCGGCAAACCGACGCGCTATACTATTTTTGTGGTAACACCTCAGGGCGGCGGACTTAGCACGATTGACAATTACACGACTTTAGTTCGTGATACTGAAAACGCGTTGGCGAAGGAAATTGGGAGCGAGTCTTCTTATTGATTGATTTAGTGTTACCCTGTTACCTTTTGTGTTACCGATGAGAGCCTTATCCAGATTGAATAGTAACAAGGTAACAGTAGGTAACAGTAATAAATAAATATAATAGAATTAGCTATATATGTATGTGTATGTATATATGCGCATGCTCTAAAAGAGTTTTCGAGCCTACTGTTACCTGTTTCTGTTACCCGTGCTATGCGACAAAATCTATTTACATTTTCCAGAAAGTTGTGTACAAACCATTTTCATCATGACTGAGAACTCTGAAAAAAAGAGACCTGTAGGTCGACCGACAAAATACGATCCTGCGCTGTGCACGCAGATTGAGCCATTAGGCAAACTTGGCAAATCGCGTTGGCAAATTGCATCCGCTCTTGGCATTACGCCGTCTAATCTTCGTAACTGGGAAGAAGTTCACGAAGAATTTCGGCACGCCTTGGAGATAGCACGATTAGATGCGCTCGCTTACTGGGAAGCGTTGGCCGAGGCGCATATCATTGAGTCGCCTGGGTCGCCGAGACTAAACACAGGGCTTTGGTCTCGATCCATGGCCGCGAGGTTTCCTAATGAGTATCGCGAAAATTCCAAAGTCGAAGTTACAGGCAAAGATGGTGGAGCTTTGCAAGTCGATGTTATGCATGATTTCTCACAAGAACTGATTAATGATCTTCTGGCTGTAAGACAGCGTGATGCTGAATCCGGAGATAGCTGATCAATTTGCGGAGAAAATTCGCAAAGGGCCTGACCTTGGAAAACTACCGCCAGAGCAGCGTGCTGCTGTCAAAGCGCGAATCAAATGGCTCACACTCGCCAACAAGCACCAAATCCCACCCTCAGGAGATTGGTGGACAATTTGGTTATTGCTTGCCGGTCGTGGAGCGGGTAAAACCCGCACTGCTGCTGAGTGGATTTGGGACCAAGCATGGACAAAGCCAAACACGCGGTGGTTAGTCTCGGCGCCTACATCAGGGGACGTGCGTGATGTGTGCTTTGAAGGCGACTCAGGTTTGTTAAGCGTAACGCCAAAAGAGTTAATTGAGAATTATACGCGCTCTTTGCATGAGCTACGACTTAAGAATGGCTCTTTGATAAAAGGAATTCCTGCCTCTGAGCCGGAACGATTCCGCGGTCCTCAGTTTCATGGTGGTTGGCTTGATGAGCTTGCAGCCTGGGAATACCTTGACGAATCGTGGGACATGATTCAATTTGGTTTGCGGTTAGGCAATAAGCCTCGTCTTATTTGCACGACAACGCCAAAGCCTAAACCTCTGGTAATTGATCTGGTGGCTCGCGACGGCGAGGATGTATGCTACACCACAGCAAGTACGTATGACAATCTCCAAAACCTTGCTCCAACTTTTAGACAACAAATTCTCCAATACGAAGGCACAAAGCTTGGTCGACAAGAAATTTACGCCGAGCTGATTGATCCTGAAGAATCAGGCATCATTAAGCGTGATTGGTTTAAGCTCTGGCCAAATGAGAAAGCATTGCCTAAGTTTGAGTACGTTGTGCAAAGCTATGACTGCGCAACTTCTGACAAGACTAAGAATGACCCTACGGCCTGCACAGTATGGGGCGTATTTAAGCCCGGGCCAGACGCGCCATTAAGCGCCATGCTAATCGATTGCTGGGAAGAATACATGCAGTACCCAGATTTACGGCCTCGTGTTATTGAAGAAGCTGGCGCAATCTACGGAGATGAGAATGAGTTTGGGCATGGCAAAAAAGTCGACCTCATTTTGATTGAGGACAAATCTGCCGGCATATCGCTTGTCCAAGACTTGCAACGTGGTGGTTTGCCCGTTAGAGCTTATAATCCTGGCAACGCCGATAAGATGCAACGTCTTAACATTGTGAGCTCAATCATTGCCAAGGGGCGCGTCTACGTGCCTGAGTCTTCGGTTAAGGCGGGTTTTGCTCGTGATTGGGCCGAGCCTTTGATCAATCAGCTTTGCTCGTTCCCCGAGGTCAGGCACGATGACTTGGTAGATAGCACGACGCAGGCTTTGAGAATTTTACGTGACATGGGGTTCTTAACGATCGATGTGGTGTATGATGACTCCGATTCTTATGTCGATGAGACACGGCCTAAGCGAGTAAATCCCTATGCCATCTGATGAGCTAAGTTACTTTTACCCCGCGCTTAGCGCTGATCAATCCGAGCTTGATCAAATGCGCTATGAGCTTGCACGACGCGCCGCACCACCTAAGCCCGCCAATTGGGAAGCAACAAAAGAAATACCCACGCCTGAAAATATTGCATATGGCAATTACTTGGCTGATGTTGCCAATCAGCAACGGTTGGCGCAGACAAAAGCCACAACGCCTCAAGGCGCGTTTATGGAACGCGTCGTAAGTCCGTATGTCGAGCCCGCGCTTACCATTGGCACAGGCATGGCGGCGTTGCCCCTTGCTGCAGCTGAGTCTTTGTTAAAGCAAGGTGTGACTAAAGGCCTTGAGCTTACGAATGTCATAACGCCTGCTGAGAGGGCTGAGCTCCTACGCAAAACACCAAGCATTGAGCAACAGGTTGCAGCAAGGACTTATGTTCCAAGATCAGAACAGGCTCGCGATGTTGTTGAGAATATTGGCCAGTTTTTTGAAGAATCAAAGATTCCACATGCATGGCCGGTTGCAGGTGGCCGAGCACCAACAAGGCCAATGCTCACGCCGGACGATGTCAGAGTTATGGGCGCGCAAGTTGCCAAAACTAAGCGTGAAATACAAGACATTCCTATCGACTTTCCTAATGCAAGGCAAGGCGCAGTTCGTTTAGATCAATTTGATCAACCAACAATTGGCGCGCGGCTAGGCATGGCTGCAAATGAAGCCGAGTCTGTTGGCCAAGCACTTGATTTACCTTTTTTTACTGATACAGCGCCTGTAGGCGCCGTTAAGCCAGTAGGCGGGCAATTGTTGGTGCCTAAACCATTTGGCAAAACATTGCCGGAAAGAGACCTTACTGGTACTGACCTTGCTGTTTCTAGATTGCAAAATGATATAGACCCTGTCAGTGGCGCGTCATCAATTTATGAAAAACCTTCACCCGCAAACTTAATCTCTACGTATGTAACACAATTTGATGACCCAAACCTGTTTCTTGCTGATATACAAGGTAGTTTTTTTGGAAATAAAATAAGAGAGCTTTTTCCTGATGCTCCGGACAATCAAACTGCACGACAAGCATTTTTATCTTTTTATGATAAAAGTGAGCATAACGCGTTTGTTGAGAAATGGTTTAATGAATTTCTTGAATCGCCTGAATTAAAAACAAGATTGAAAGACGCAGGCATTGAATTGCCGTCGTTTGCAGAGTTTCGTGATCGTATTGATGCTGCAAGACAATGGATCACAGGCCCTTACACACAGTATTTGCAAAAATTTCTAGGCACTGAAAAAGATCCTTTCTTAGCAGAAGCTGAAAAGGGCATTACTGCAAAGCCTGCCGCCGATTTACTAAGTGAATTTGAAGCATTTAAGCAAGATTATCCGAGTGTGCTTAATAAAGTTAAAGAAAGTCGTAAAGCTTTTAATCAACCTGTTGAAGGTGCCTACGCTGAGCCTATTAATCAAAAAGCAGAATTAGTTGGTACTTTACAAACTGAGTTGCGCGGCCTCACGGCTGAGCGACAAGCTTTAGGTGCAAAGCTTATACAAGAAAATCCAAACCGCGATCCGGCAAGTGATCCAACTTACGCTGCAACAACAAATCCAATTCGTGCAAAAGAACGTGAACTTGTAGCAGCGCAGCAAGACTTGGATAATTTGCGCCTTGCACAGGCGTATGAGTTTTTTGCCGACGCGTCGATTGTTGCAAGAACTGCCAAGGACGTAAAGAAAAATTTATCATACATAGGACAAAAGTTTTTTCCAGGCCTTGAAAAAGTGCCTGACGTTGAGACGCTATACAGCATAAAAGGCAATATGCTTGACATAACTGACTACGATCAATTAGGCAAAGCTTTTGTTCGTGATGTGATGTCAGGCGCAATTCCTATTTCTAACATTAAGAATGTGCCAATCGTAAAATTTTTGCAACAACTTGTTGAGCCAAGACTTAAAGAAGAACGCGCAAATAAATTAGCCGAGGTTAGATACATTGTTGATTTACAACAAAAATTATTGGATGATGTAAACGCAGTTGGCGTTGATAAGAACTTTGGC